ATAGGCTTGTTTTCTGCTGCTCGTTTCTTTCCTTGGTCTCGGTACCCGGGTTTTTGGTCACTTTTAGCTGTCATTCAAGTCTCTCAATGTCTGGATTATTTTTTGCGTATAATACACGTCTTCAGCGTAAATTGCAAGTGTCATGGCCAACTTTTCAACGTCGACTAAGTCACTGATATACTGCTTCATTCTCTCTTCCCTGAAGTCTTTATAATGGTGGTTATTATTAAGCAAATCAATATAGTAAGATATGGATTCGCATTTAGTCTCAAAGATCCTAAGCCCCCACGTTGCATTAGGTAAATTAAGCGGCTTCATTTGGTCATCTGACGGGTCAAAAGTGCGGATCCCTAACAAATTGTTACCAATTGTTGCAAACCTGGAGCGTCCCCATTCGGACTCATGAATGGCTTGGGCCACCACTAAATTGACAGGAACTCTATTCCCCTCATCCTCCATTGAATTTAAGTGCAATGCGCACTCTTCAACATCCGTTATGAATTCTTCATTATTCATATACGTCATACTTGGACTAAAACAGAAACATAAAAGCATCGTACTACACAGCCAGTTCATCATCCCCCCCAACTTTCACCCATATCGGTGTCAACCTTGGATGGAACATGAAGATCCACACAGTTTTCCATAATCTCTTTTATATCTTTTACCTCTTTTTCATTCTTGACCGAGCAATCCAGCTCATCGTGAACTTGAATGAGAGGAACTATTCCTAATTGTTCATAAATATCAACCATTGCTTTCTTTGTCTGGTCAGCAGCTGATCCTTGAATAAGCCGGTTTAATGCCTTGTATGTATAAGCTCTCTTAATGGCCATACCGTGTTCTGTCTTGGCCTGATTGAAAGGAAGAGCCTTGTGCACCCCCCATGTCACTGGTTCCCATAAGTCAAAACGACATTTCCTACCCATTAGGGTCCTAATGATTCCTCTTTCGTTTGCCCTATTCATGACAAATTCCAACATTCCTTTCATAAAAGGAACTCTATCGTGGAAAGAATTCATCATTTTCTTTGCCTCTTGTGGGTCCATGTCCAATTCTCTGGCCAACTTATTATATCCCATTCCATAAATGACCCCAAGTCCTATGGTTTTGGCTAATTTTCTGTTTATCCCTGCCATGTCAGCTGTCTGCTGATGAAAATCTAAATCTTCTTTTTGGTATGCCTCCTGCACTTCCACTGCTCCTTCTTGTTTTGCCACTCTCGCAAAGTGAGTTAAAAGCCTGGGCTCTTGCTGCGAGTAGTCAGCTTTAAGCCAGTATTCCCCCCTCTCCGGGATGAAAAGTTTCCTAATGTCGGAAGCAAATTGTCCTCTGCTTGGGACCTGCTGTAAATTGGGGTGATTATAACTGAAACGACCACTAATAGCCCCACCACTATCAGAGCGTATTTGGTTAATGTGTGCATGTATTCTTCCATCTTTCTGGTATTTTAACATACCATGGAGAAATGTTCCCTGTAATTTATTAAGTTCTCTTGCCTGTGTAATCAAGCGTGGTAACTCATGGGGGTGGTCTGTCAGGAACAGCTTGGTGAAAGAGGGCGCACTTGTCTTTTCTGTCCTCTCATATGGCAAGTTTAAGGCATCAAAGGCTTTTGCGATTGAAGCCGCTGACCATATCTCCACATTAAGATTAGTAAGATCCCTCACTCTCTTCAATAGTTTCTTTTCTTTGTTCTTGAATCGTTCTATAAGCCTCATGGATTTTGGGATATCCACCCTTACACCACGTTTGGTCATGCTGAGGATTACATTAATCAGTTTGCATTCCATGTCATAGACAGTCTCCAGGCTGTCCTTGGCTATTTCCCACGACAATTTTTCGTGAAGTTTCAAGGTAAGCCTTGCGTCTGCCTCCGCGTATTCCCCTACAAACTGCGCCGGCATCTTGTACATTTCGCTCTTAGGATCCACGCCAAAAGCTGCTGCAGCTTCCTTCAATTTAATTTCATTTTTATATTGCCCCAAGTAATCGCCTGCAATACTATTTAAAGTATAGGAGAATCTGTTCTCATCAATCAGCGCCATGGCCACCATCGTATCATGTAGCCGTCCCTTGACTTCTATTCCGAGGGTAGTGAGCCATCCAATATCATACTGCGCATTGTGAAACACTTTCTCAATTGAACCGTCTTCACATATGGACTTAATATATTCAATTACTTTCTTTTCATCCATATTGCCACTCTCATGCCGGATAGGATAATATCCTGAAAATCCATTCGCTGAAACGGCTATGCCAATCACGTACCCCCTTTTGGTGGGCCATCCTGGTCCTTCCTTCATCAACTCCGTGTCACATGTCTCCAGATCAATGGCCACACAATCATGCATGGATAGATCTGGAAAGGTAGTAGGCGCAACCCACTCTGAATCTACTGCTGGTGGAAATAGGCTTCTCATTTATTCATCTCCTTGTTTAATTTTTTAACATGTTTTCTAGTTATTTCTCCCCTAATTTCCCCTAAGGATTTAGGATACTCATCTTCCAGTAATAATTCAGCATAATGAATAACTTTTTCAATATCCTGTCTTTTTCCCTTAATATTATGTCTAGTAATATATTTCACAATGTTTCCCTCGTACCATCCCAATTTATTCTTGACAATGTAATGGCTAGGCTGGATTGCCATTCTCTTGTAATGATCTCCTCCTATTTGTTTTTTATGGGCACTCATATATGAAATCCTCCATAATCCTGAGGTTGTACTATATGCAGTGTCTCCTTGGCTCTGGTTACCCCTACATAGAACACCCGACATTCATTGTCTGGATCTTTGTGCATCGCCAACCGAGCTTTTCTCGACAAGTCAGTAAGGAGCATGACATTATCCGCTTCTCCCCCCTTGGATGCATGGATAGTGCTAAGCTGTATTCTTGGTTCAGATGTAAGTGAATAGTTTCTTGCTTGCATGGCGCGGATAAAATCTTTGTCATCATTGCCCACTTTATCAAAAGCGATATCCCACGGCTGTCCAGCCACTTCTCCCATTAATCCCTGGTGCATTACCAATTCTTCAACACCATATCTCTCCTGGGCGGCTGTTTTTAAGTGCTTGTAGCCGTGTTCTATTCCAATTTGCGTGGACATGTAGGAATAAATATCCTTGACATCTTGCAGCTCTATTTCATCCCCTTCAGTTAATTTTCCCCAGCAATCAACGGCGTTTAATAATTTTTTGGACACAGGTAGTTTTCCATTCCTCTGGTATATTATGCCTTCGGAACGTAAATCATCTTCCATTCTCGTAAGAAGATACTGTGTTCGAGCCTGTATAAGCCACGTTCCTTCTGTGGATAAGTCCACACTTCCAGGGACGCTGTGATATTGCACCAAACCTTTTTTATTTGTTCCTTTCCATTCCTTTGGATGACGGTAATCCACGCGGTTTATAATTTCTTGTGATAAATTTTGGACAGAAATTGGACAACGATAGGACTGCTTAAGAACTTTTTTATTTCCTTTTAGGTTAATGAAATGATTTGCATCAGCTCCTGCAAATCCGTAAATGGCCTGATCATCGTCCCCTCCATAGTATATTTTTTGAACATTTTCCTTTAGCTTATCAATCATGTTTAATTGCAATCGGCATAAATCTTGCGCTTCGTCCACAAAAATAACGTCCAGAGGAGGAACCATTCCTCCTTCATTATAATTTTCAATCATGTCAGTAAAGTCAATCAGGTGTCTTTCTTTTTTATATTTCTCAAAGGCGTCATGGGTCCACTTAAGTTGTGGCCAGTGATGTGTCATGTTTTTTTCATTATAATATTCCTGGAGGCTAAGGCATCGCATTCTAGCTTGATTAACAGCAGTTAAAAGTTCATTGTCAACTGTTATGATTCCTGATCCAACAGGTCCGTCACTTATATACCCCAGATTCATCCCAAATTTACTGGCAAATTCCTTGTAATGTTTCTTGGACATGACCTGTGATTTGGATAGACCCAGCTCATGAAATGCCAAGGAATGCAGCGTTCTGAAATAGGGAAGATGCTGTTCTTCCAGATTGAATTTCTCCATTGCCCGGTCCCTCGCCTCGTTCGCCGCTTTCTTCGTAAAAGTCACAAATGCAATGCGGTCCGGATGAACCCCGCGTGCCATCTCCTCTTCCGCTAGGGTGAGAAGCGTGTGCGTTTTTCCCGTCCCCGGAGGGCCATATATAATGTTATTTGTTGGCATTTAAAATCCTTTTTGTTTCTATCCGATGGCAATTGGCGCATAACACAATACACTTTTCCCATTCTTTTTTCATCTTCTCGAATTGTTTATAGCTCGTCCGCCAATGAGACGCCACGGCAATAATTTTATTAGAAGGATCCGGATGATGATGGTCTAGCGCCTCTGGCTTTCCGTTGTAACCACAATGAGCACATCCGTGCTTCATTTTTTCCTCATTCATTAATCTACTAATAAGATCATAGATTCTTTTTTTCTGTTTTTTACCATTTTGCAGATGTTTCTTATAGGACTCGGGATTTACCCAAACTTCACCGTATGTTCCATCTTTTTTAGGCCTACTTACTCTTCGACCTCTGAATCTATATCCGTCTTCTCGAGTATCTCCGTATTTATATTTAAAATGGGATGTCATCGTCTTTTTCTCCTTTCACTTCATGTTTTGAGTCCGGTTGCTGATACGCAGGAACCCACCATACACGAATAAAATTCTTTTTAATATTCCATCTATGGGACCTCTCTGAATCGTCCAGCTTCTCACCTTCTTTCAAACTTTTTGTTTGAACGTCTCTTAGTCTAGTAATAATCTGACCTATATTATAGTCAGTAAATTTATGCCTCGCCAAAAAATCCATTAGATCATTAAGCCGGAAATATGTTTTTCCCTTCTCCGTCCACGGCTTATGAAACTTAAGATCATCACGTGTAAGGGCCTGCGCACGGCCAGTGCAAAACTCCTGGAGGAAAGTCTCAAACTGACCGGAGACAGAGCCATC